GCCCGAGCCTTGCTATTTTTTTATTGGATTGTCTAACGAATTTGGATATGGATCGGCCCATGGAGCGAGCCGGTTTTGATATCTTATTGATCCCTCTGAAAACAGCCTCAACAGTAAATCGTTTTCCTGCCATTATTTTTTCCCTGTTGACTGTTTTAGAGTATTGTGGAGTCCTCTGTAGTAAAATCTTATGTCATCGAGATCAAGTTGCAGGGGATCTGAAGCCCCCGGATAATCCATCGCAACCTGATACATTTGTTCTATAATTCCCTGTATTCCTTTGACTATGACCTCTGAACCGTTCCGAATTATGACAGAGGTCACGCACCGAAAAAAAGGGATACCATTTTCATACCGAACCACAAATCAATTGCATCGAGTTTCATGCAGTTTTTAGGGTCCCATCCTACCCAAGCCGCTAAAAATGCTATTGTTTTATGGACGTTTTGACTATCCTTATAGCGATCCATAACAACGAAGGTTCCACCTTTAAAACTTCGCCTGAATATCATTTCTGATTTTCCGGCAACTGGTTCTATTAGATTTAGGACAAGGTCTCCATTTTCTTCTGTTTGTGTGAATCCGTGAAGGAGACAATAAACAAACTTTTTCTTGATCTGAAGAAAATCAGACTTTTCCTCCACGTCCATTTCACTCTCATTCGTATCCAGCCGCAAATGATCAGCCCAGGACTGAAACTCTGATTCAGCCATTTCCTTTGTTATTTTTGGCTGATCCGCTTTTTCTGGGGTATCGAGGCTTTCACCTTCTACGTCTTCATTAAATTCAATATCATCTTTTGAGCGCATAATTTTTTATTGAGCTGTTAGTTTACCGGGTCCAGCAAAGGTAACCGGTACAGTTGCCCCCGCATTACCAAATTTAAGTTCGTCTTCAATCTGTCCGGTTCCGCCGTAAACAGATCCACTTGCGAAGGTGAAGTTTACCGGGAAATATCCGTTTTCATCGGCTTTTTCCTGCAAGAATTCTTGGTCTTCGAGGAGATCATCAACGGAAAGGGTTAAGCCGCCCATCATCCATTTTTTCCTGGATTTGATCAATCTGCCGGTTCCGTCTCCGTTTTCCTGGGTTTCATTTACAAACCCGCCTAATTGCCTTCCCGCGTCTGCGTCTGCCGCAACCGCAAAATATCTTCCTGCAATTGAAACGCTTTCAACTGGTCCGCCTACTGCTGTCATAATTTACCCCACGATTGCTTTAGTTCCGAAGAAAAAACCCCAATTTGAGGTAATGGAAATAATCCCGGTATTCCCGGATATCTGATAAGTATAGGAAACATCCAAGCGCCTTGGATTTGTTGCGCTGATATTTGCTTGAATCGTTTTCTTTGCTGTTTCTGGGTCGCTGACAATCGCTTCCAATGCCAAAGCATCAAGCATCACACCTATTGCTGTCACTGCATCTTTCGGCTTTTTTGCCAATGGATTTGTAGTTGGCTGAAAATCTGGAATCAGTGGGGCTCCTTTCCATGCATCAGCTTCAAAGATCAAAGCCAAATTGAAAAGATCCTGCCAAACTTTCACGATATCATTAATAAAACGATAAGCCGGGGGTTCTTCACCCGCTGGATGGTAAAACGTGACCGTATCAGACATTTCAACGACATTATCAACAACCTCAATTGTTGAGCTACCACCTTGTACAGCTGCTTCTCTTTCAATGCCTGTCCATTGCTCGGCATCAGTTCCGGGCGTGACACTCGTTGCTTTTTGTCCGGCATAATCAACAGGGGGATTGTTGTTTGCGATCACAACAGCCGCCGCCAATTGATCAGCGGCCACAACAAAAGGTAAATTATCAGAACCAGGAGCAACCAATTGAGCATTGATTCTATCAGTTTTCCTGGCTTCTGGTATCACGATTGCGGTTGCTTGGCTTACTACGGTCTGACCCGTGAAGACAACACCGGGTTTTTTAACCAGCGGCCCCCACCTGGGTTCGAAGAAATCAGCATATAATGAAAGGGTATCTGTATCAGTAATGTCCAGGCAGTTCAGAATAAAAGTTTCCCAGATGTTTCCAACTTGAGCAAGTGCCGCCGTGATATCTGGATTTGTCGCGCCTGATGCTGGCTGAACAACGGTAAAAACAATCCCCGCCTCAGTTCCAACCACTTCAACAACAATGTCATTCCCACTTGCTCCGCCCCATTTCGCATCAATATCGACAACAGTCGAAGCGTTATCGGTTGCTATCACTGGCATATTAATGACCGAATTAATGGCCGTCACAATCGCTGCCACTGCATCCGCCACCGTGGCCAGTACTGCAAGAGTAAATTCTTTTGACTTGATGTTGTTGACTTTCACATAATAAGTTTGCTGTGCTGTTTGATCTCCTACCGGTGTGATTGTTCCGGCTGCTGTAACCGCTGCGCCATCGTCTTTCAGCGGGAAGATAGTGATCGGGATAATTCCGACCCCGCCACCATTCGGAGGGAGCAATTCATTAACAACCAGATGCAATGGAGATCCATAGCCGTATTCATCACCAACGGCTTTCGCAGATGTCACAATCTTTTTTGTAGTTGCATAAGAAGCCTGTGAAACGGTTGATCCCTGACCAAAAACAGCAACCCGCATCGGGAGAAATCTAACGCCACCCCGCAAGTTTACAAAATTTGTTTCAATTCCAACTACCCGCGCAACGGCGGATTCTGCTACAGCTACCATAATTTATCTCCTATGTTGTGTCAAAATCAGCCGTTAAAATAACCTTTCCATCTTCAGCCCGTTTAACCTCAATTCCTACGACCTCCAACGTTTCAAAAGTCTCATTAACTGGAACCTCATTGAATGAAACAGATAATACGATTCTTGAAGCGATTACATTTTGAATCGGTCTATCTCCGATCTGAGGTTGGAAGATTTCTTTTGAATTGATCCAGCGCCGCCAAACAAGTTCGCCCCTGGCAAACTGCAAATAAGTATTATCAGGATGCATTATAATATTCCTGACAAGCCTGATAATTCTGTGAAGAGCTAAAACGCTTGATTCATCACCGGGATTATACCCGCCGGCAACATTGTCACTTGCTTGTACTGCTGTATAAACATCGATGTTGTAAATAGCATCGTCTTTCTGTCTGCCAACAATATCACCATCTTTCGGGTTAAAGCTTGAGGTATCATACCAGACATTGACCACCGGAGCTGCCTCAGGGTCATCCTGAAACACTTCAAACGGGTTCATTTTCTCGGAAAATACATCAAATTTCCATAAACTGGAATCTTTGCCAGCTGTGATAGCAAGTGCCTGTTGTGCTATTGTCTCAGCTGCCAGGATTGCGGCAATCTGCAAATCAACAATCTCAAAATTATCTTGTTTATCAATTAATGGAATAGTCATTTTTTATAAGATTCCAATGTACAAAGTACGATTCCGAGTGTCCGGTCTGGGTTGCCTTCCAGAACTATGAAAGTGTGATCATTACTTAGTTGATCAGTATACTCGACAATCCAGGGCTTTTTCTTTTTATCGCTTTGACCTTTTGGAAGAGTCGAAAATCCTTTGTCAGTCAGTTCTTGCATATCAACTGCAATCGTAGCATTTCTACCGCTGACCCCCACGCCCGTATCTGGATCAATTGCAAGATTTATGTCGTTTATTCGGCCCGTGACTTCTGCTGAAAATAGATCGGGGTCGGTTAAAGTGATAACCGTCCCGAATCCATATTCGGAATCCTTGAGCGTGAAAGCTTTATCCTGCTGTGCGATATTCAGGAAGTTCATAGGGATTTAAGGCTTTCTTTCAACAGATTCAATTCAGCCCTGATATCATCGGCTTTAGTTTCTTTTAATTCAATTTCCCATTCTTTCGCAAATTCGATCATCGGATCTTTGTTCATCGAATCAAAATCAGCTGATAGAATAGCAGCCTCTTTTTTCTCTTTGGCCTTGGCTTCTGCTTCTGCCAATTCAGCCGCCTCTTTATCTGCTTTCGCTTTGGCTTCAGCCTCTCTTTTTTCCTTAGCCTTGGCTTCTTTGGCAGCTTCGGCAAATGCTTCTTTCTCAGCATCAGTCAAAGGGACGGCTTTCAGTGCTTTGATATCAACCAAAGAATCAATAATTTTCTGTTTCGCTTCCTGGTCATCACCGCTGAAGTTAGCAAGCTCAAGTTTCCCGCCTTCGTGGACAACGCCCATTTTGCAGGTGACTGTTCGCCCCTTTTGCACTTCGTACTTTTGTGTAAAACCTGTCATTTTTCAACCTGTTTTAGCCGGGACGTACCCGGCGGTTAATTATTTGACTGTGAAAATACAGAAGGAATCCACGTCAGTCAAGACGCATTGTGGCGCTGATTTAACACCGTAAATAACATTTGATCCAACTGTATCAACGGCACCATAAATATGAAAATCACCTTTGACAGTTTGTGGAATCTGATTGATTCCGATAGAAGCAAGCCTTGGATCAGCTGTTACCAGTTTAGCAATTCCAGCATAAAGCAAATCAAAACGAGCGTTGAAACTACCAAGCCAAACTTTATCAGTCGGTACGTATGGAACCTTTGTTCCCTCGTTTGCAAGCCCGTATCCAGTTGGAACCTTGTAAAACTGAGGATATGTCCAAACGTTAATGACATAATCACCAATAGTCAAACGGCCATGAAACGCGGCCCCTTCTGAGTTTATAACAGGAGGACGAAAGTTCATGTTTTCAACTTTTTCCCATTGAACGTTTGCTCTTGCCAAGAATTGAGCATTATTAAACAACAGATTCAAAGCTGTTGACCCCCAAATTGAATCAGTAGTCATCGTCAAACCGTCTGTCCTGTTTAACAATGCGCCCCCGGCAAGATCATCAATCGGAACGCCATCAGCGTGAGACCAATCAACAGCCGGTGCAATTTTGTGACTTGTTTTTACCTTAAAATCAATAGTATCACTATTGATCAGAGGAATAGTCCCGGTAAACATCGCGTTAGCAGCCTGCAATTCAATCGCCCTGAGAATCTTGTCCTGCATTACAACTTGATCATCAGTGATAGCCGCGATCACATCTGCCATTGTATTTTCATCGTACTCAGTCCTGCCGATTGCACGTTGAAGCCGCTCATTTTCATCATAATTGGCGAATTCATCATAAACAGGCGGTGTATAAGTTTTGGTTGTGAATCGCTTATTCACATTATTCCTTCCACCTGTACCCCTGACAATATCAACAGAGACATCTTCGTCATTTCTTTTAATGTCAAAAACGATTTCAACAGTATCCGACTTGTTGCTGTCCGGGCTTTGAAATCGACTTGACAAAAACATTGTTGGATTGGCTTTTTTCTTGAAAACCAAACCCATTGCACGTCTAACAAAATCCATTAAGCCCCCTTATTGATTATCAAGAATGTCGTTTCTAACGCCTTTAATGTCAAGAATTGTGAAATCCCTTAGTTGGTCAAGGGCTTTTTGTGGTACGGCTCCACCGGCTTGAACACTTAGTTTTAAAAAATGAACTTCGCCTGAAATCAGCATTCTTCCATACTGATCTTCGGCACCAGTTGAAGTTTTAGCACCTGGCATAATTCCAAGGGCCTGACCACTTCCATTCACGCCATCTTCGACCCATGGTGTCCACTTGTTTTCGAGATCAGTAACAACCAAAGTGAAGAAATCGGCAACATCGAAATTTGTCGCTCCATCTGTGATCAGGAATTCCAAACCACCTTCAGATACTAGAAGTGTATCACCGGCAACGTCTGACATATTGAGATCACCACCGACTTGAACCCCATTCGGATCTTCAAGTTTGAACCTTCCGCCGTGAGTAACCCCAACTTTTGTACAAGTCAAAATCCAATCACCTGGAATCGGTGGCCCACCCGGAGCAAGTACAAAGGCTGTCACAGTTCCGTTTCCGGTATTGCCGCCATCAGCCGTGATTGATCCCGCTGCGGCAATCAATTTTGCCATGATTACACCAAGGGCATAAGTCAGGGCGCTTGCAAAATTTATAATCGCATCTTCAAACTTAGGGTTAAAAACCTCTAATTGAAGATTGTCACTATTTGTAACAACTGGGTTTGTCATGATTACACCTCCACGCGTGCAGGTTTGTTGCTGAGGCCCATCGCCTTATCAATCAGGGCTTTTTCTTTTGCATCCTCTGACAATTCTTTGTCTTTGTCAGGATTCAGATCGCCTTCAGGATTATCCTCTTCCCGTTTTTCAAGGTCTTTTTTTGTCATTCCCGCCGCCATGTATCCGGCCTGAACTTCGGCACTTCCAAATTCTTTGCCGTCTTTCAGGTTTTTCAAGCAAAGTTCAATTGCTCCTGAACTTTCGCCTAAAATAATATGGCCTTTCACCTGATCACGCTCAAGCGTTCGCCCTTCCTCGACCAAATCTGCACAAAGCTGCGGATATTCGGCCCTTAGCTCTTTTAAATCCATGAATTTCCTTTTGTTTGGTTTAATATCCGAGCCTTGATCAGACTCAAGTTTGCGACCTTTCCCCGAGGTTGCAGCGGGTTTTGAGTTTGATATTCTGGCAGGAGCCTCTTTGATCTCATCGATCATGCTCAAGCTTAAAGCTTCATCAGCGAGCAAAGAAGCCCCGCGCCCAAAATCTTTCTTGACTACTTTTTCAGAAATGTTTTTGCCAGTTGCGGCTGATCTGCCTTCACTAACCATCTTGATAGCTTTTTCTTCGACAGCATCCAGTTGTTTTATGAGTTCTTTTTCTCCTGATTTGGTGAAAGCGTCCGGGTTTTTCTTTGGGGCGTTTGAGCTTCTAACGATTTTTGAATATTTTGAATCATCATAAGCACGAGTCTGAACACCTAAACCGCCAACATCATTCGAATCAGTTGTTGATTCTATTCTATCAGCCTGTGCAGCTATGATATAAGCGGCTGAAGTTGCCATCCCTGTGACCTCTGCGACAATCGGTTTTTTTGCAGCTGCCAAGGCTTGAACGACTTCAGTCAATCCAATCCAATTACCGCCGGGGCTATCAATTTTTAATCTTATTTCTTCAATGCCGTCATTGCTATCAGCTGCCTGAACGGCTTTAATTATGCCGTCGTATGTCGTGTGATTGCTGCTGAAAAGAGAATAAAAGAAATCTCTTGTTTTTGTGAGTGGGCCTAAGACCGAGACAATTGCGGTTTTTCCAGATGTTATGAAATCTTGATCATTTTCTGATCCGTTTCGGCTGTTATAAAGCTCTTTAACAGACTCTTCAGACAGATTTGTTTTTTCAATCTGTTCTAAATATCTATCATGCCAAGCCGGATTGATTAGGGATATTTCCATTTTTAGTTTTTTTATTTCAATTTATGGCATAAGTATTGATTTGTCAAATTATTTTATCAGGGGCTTAAAAAATGCAAATACTGAAAGTATAATAGGCATTAAGATTGAAGCTGCAATCCATTTCAAACGATTGTCTCTGCGCCTGATAGATTTATGCACAATATCAAATTTATCTTTATTTTCACATTTTTCATCTTTAAGCGATTTTTCCAGATGTATAATTGACTGCTCATTAACAAGAGATCTTTCTGAAATTGTATCAAGTCTTTTGTGAACACGCCTTATCTGTTCTGAAATTTCCTTTTGCCCTTCAAGCAGCAATTTCAACATTTCTGTTTCTTGACTCATATTTTGTGTATAGATTATTCAAATGCTCAACTGACAATATTCTGCCGTCTAAATTTGCCATCGCTCTTACTGTTATTTCATCACCTTTTACCACTTCAATTATCCCGGTTCCTGAAAACGTGTTTAAATCCTGGTTATTTTGAAAATCCAATGATGTTTCAATCTTTTCAATTTCTGTTGAATTCAAGAACATTGCAAAATGAATCAAGACACCGAGATTCGGAGTTATTGAGGCAACACCGTCAAATTTGTATAAGCCATCATGTTTAATCGTGAAAATTCCCGTTACTTCATTGACGGTCATTTCAAATTCAACACCTTTATCAATTCCAGCGACTTGATACCAAGTATCTTTTAGGGTTAACGGTACGTCAAGACCCGGATGCTTGATAAACATCTCACCAACGATTGATGGTTTTGCCCCGTTTCCTAAGCTCATTTGACTATTTCCTCACGCGATCCGATCATATTATTTTTTACATGAGAATCATTGTATTTTATTGTTACGTCTGTACCTACTGGATCGGCACCCGCAAACAATGTTGATACGTTTCCGGCATCCCTAAATAAAACAACATCAATCGAAGCTGATAAGGTCATTGCAGACAAGTCAATATCAGGAAATCTTGAAATCTGAGCCAGGCAACCGCTGACATATGTCCAAATATGAGCCGAGGGTATTGAAAAAGTATAGTTTGACCAATCTGTTTCAAAGTCAGTGATTGACCCGTAATTTGTTATTTTGTAACCAAGTAGCATGTTGGGGATTGCTGCTTGACGCTGTAACCAGTGAAAATGCGGTTTTGCAATAACACCGGCACCGTATTCCATCGCGTGTTTTGCCTGCATTGCTATTACAACCGGTTCTTCTGGATATCTTGCATTTGAATTGAAATTTACACCGGCGTTAAAATAGTCAAAGTCAAGTCTACCGCTTGCCGTGTCTAATCTCGCAGCAAGTAAGGCCCCGGATAAATCTTCCCATGCAGTAGCAGCGCCGTGTCTTACGTCTGATCCATCCTCTTCAATTTCAAGATAATCAGGAGGAATTCCGGCAATTATCCCCTTTGGAAAAGTTTTGACTATTCCGTTACCAATCATATTACCCTATAACGTAACAATTAATTTTCCGACTTCACCCACACCACATCTAACCCACAAATAAACCGCTAACGAATCTGCTAGGATTTCGTTGTACTCGCTGCCTTTCTCTGTAAACATTTTTTCAGATGTCGGAGTATTGATGATTGTGCCTGATGGAGTATCACCTGACGATGTTCCGGCAAACGAATGATAAGAAACGTCTGTTTTTTTATTGTATATTTTAGCAGCTGTTTCTCCGTCAATTATTTTAACCCATGTATCAGCTGCAATATCATATACAGTTCGTTTATTAGCCATTAGTTTACAATCTCCATTTCTTCAATTGTTTCAGTGACAATATTTTTCACAACATCACCAAGCATTTCAGTCAATAGTGCTTTTTGGTCGGTTTCAGTTTTTTTTTGCTGGTTTGGGTTTTTCATTAGACCGGCATCAATCAGCGGTTTATGTGCCTCTGCGAGTAATTCATTTTCTTTTTTAAGCTGTTTGATATTCCTGGAATATTTCATTCCGGTTAATTCTCGGGTTGATCTGGCTTTTGTTGAGTATCCTTGTTCATCTTTTTTGATGTAAGCGTTTGTTTCTTTGAGCGGGTCAACATGTGGTTTTATAGCTCCCGACCAATCCGAATCAGTCCAGGCCCCGAATGTCTCCCATTTTCTAAGGTCTCGCCAAGCCTCAAGAAATCCAGCTGCTTTGATTCTGCCAGTCAGGACCATAGAAACCAGCCAATTTTCATATCGTGGCTTTGAATAATTGCTGGAAAAGAGGGATCTTTCTTTATCGAGAAACAATTTAAATTCAGAATTTGCTTGTCTGGAAGATGAAAAGTTGGAAGTGAAAGCAAGTTTTAAAACTTCGGGGGGAATTTCATTTGACCAAGCGATTGCAGATATAATCGCATCTTCAAAAATATTGAAACCTGCTGAAGGGCGTTTTGTATCAAATGATATAGGTTCTTCGCCTTGCTGCAATTCATCAATTGCCATTCCAGGAAGCCAATTATTTACATTGAATTCTCTGGTTGTTCCGTCTCCGTCTGTAACCTCTTCCGTGTCTTTTCTTCTGGCTCCGCCTGAAAGTGGTCTGGTTCCTGGCTTACTCGAATCTTTCTTGACGAACATTGCAAGCATAGAATTAACTACCGCTGCCCGTTGTTCGCTGTCTCTGTACCTATCAATTTCTTTCAGGGATTGAGCGACAAGCCCGAGAAGAGGAAGCCCCCTGATATCATCAAGCAAACGTTTCGAGCCATACAGCAACCAGGCAACTTTTCGTCCTGATCTTTCGCCGTGGGAAACAATCCTTTTTGAAATTACTTTTGTTTTTTCAACGGTATTTACATAAAAAGCAACATGTCTACCGTTTTTATCTATTTCAACACCGTGTATAATCTTATTACCGCGATTCTCAGCAGCTTTTTTATGATTTCCTTGAACCGGATCTTGAATGTGTCTGCCGTCAATCAGTTCTGTAATCGGCAATCCCGTGATAGAGGACTGTCTAAGCACAATCAAAACATCCCCGGAAATGTAAGCCGTTTTCTTTGCCAGGGCTTGCAGTTCGCCTTCAGTGTTTTGCTTTTTCCAATCAACTAGATTTTTATTATTGCCCCAAATTCTGTATAAATTTTCAACTTGTTCAGACCAATCGTTTAACTGATCATCACTAATGCCAAGTATATCAGCACAAGGAGTTGCCTCAAGGCTCAAGCCGGTATTGATAATATTTGTCACTAAACGATTAATCAATCCAGACGCATAAAGGTTCTCAGTAAATAATTGGACAGATTTGTTTCTTAATTCCCAATAATCAATGAATTCATATCCAAGATTTGAGGAAAAACCACCAGGGAATTTCTCGCCATCAAAAAGGGAATTGAATAAATTGGAAGTATAGAGCTGGTAAATTGTTTGTTGTGCGAGTTCTAAAGCTGTGGGTTGTTGCGTTTGGATTGGAGGTTGTGGTTTTTTAAAAGGATTTCTTATTTTCATCACCACCCCGGCCTCATCTGTTGTGAAGCTCCATTGCAACGGGCTTCAAGAGTGGAGATTCTATTTAGCAATAAATCATATTGACTTTGAAGGCTATCGAGATCTGGCCTGGAAACTTGCTGGCTTGATTGCCCGGTGTCTAATGTGTAGCTTTTGTGAGGATTGGCATAGAGAAACACTATCGCCTCATCTAATGCAGACGCCTGTGCTTTTGCTTTGGTAAGTTGATCTATCCAGAATGAATCAGCCATATTTTTTTTACATTTTTATAACCGATTTACTGTCTTTGGCACGTTTCTTATATTTTTCTGTGTTCTTAAAGTTTGATTATTAATCTGTGGAATATTTTTGTCAAGGGTTTTTTGTTTTTTGGCATGAGTTTTGTCTGATATTCTCCCCCGAAAACCTTCGGGGTATGTTATTTACTAACTCTTATTTCTTTTTAATTATTATATAATAAAAGTTAATTCTTATATTGTGGTTCTCGTTTAACTTCCGGGCAGAAGTTCTGCTTTAACCATGGCAGAAGTTAAACAAAAACCTCTGCCTACCTCAAAAGACGATAAGCGTTAACTCTTTTTTCACTTTTCTTGCCTGTTTCTTTATCGATCCAATGCATTTGCCAGGTTTTAATATACCCATATTCAACTAATTCTTTGATGTATTTTCTATTAGAAACCGGATTCATACCTGTGTCTTTTGCTAAATCAGCCTGAGTCCTAAAGAAAAAATCTTCTTTTGGTCCAGTGTATCTGTGTTCAAGCTCAGACAAAACGGTATAAAGCCATTTTGCGCGGAAACTTAATTTACAATCTTTGTGGAATATTGAACGACTTAACTGGACGAATGGATTAACACCATTGTATTTTGACATGCTTGCCTACTTACTTAGGTTTGCTGGTGGGGTTGTGAGTAAGCACAACCCCTAAACCCTGCCGGGAACCAACCGAAGACAGCGAGCGCAACCAAGCTGCAAATGATGTCTAATCCTAATATTTGTAGGTATTCATGTCAAGCGCTTTTCAATTCAGCCATATAAGCCCAAAAATCATCATAAACAATGCCTTCGTGATTCAGTTCTGCAATACAGACATTGTAAGCGTAAAAGTCTAGCGCTGCCATTCCGTAGACTCGGCAATCCCAAGCGTGATTGGCTTTGTTCGGAATAGCTCTCCAATAGAAACCTAAACGCTGTTTGGTTTTTTTGTGGTATTCTGTGACTTTTTCCTCAGATTCGTATTGCCTGAAAAAGCCATCCCCGTAATCCTCTGGATAATTAGGATACCCAAACGGCTGTAATTCACCATCATTCCAATCAGACCGTAACCAGGAAGCAATACGATCTTTGTAAACATTGGCATTCAATGTGTAAAACGGATTTCCGTATTTGTTTTTACTTTCATGGAAAAGAGTTTTATAGGTTTTGTTTTTTGGCAGGGAATCACGTCCAAAAATCGGATAAACACCCTCTGAATACTGACCACAAAATTGATAAACCTCGTCTGTCCGATATCCGGCATCAACAAAGGTTATATCAACTTTGTATTCAAGGTGATCATCACTTATCCAGGTCTCTGTTTCAATGATGTTTGAGAGCTTAATCCAGGGAGACTTGACTGAAGAAAGATCTTCTGTATCGCCTTCCAGGTTCCGCCAATCAATTGAATATGTCCGGCCATCTTTGCACCATCCCAATATCTCAACATCAATCCGGTCTTTATGAACATCAGCCGCACATGTGATTACAAGGATTCTGGACCCTGTTTCCTTAATACACATCTGGTTTTTGATCTGATTTCGTGAATAAGTCGCTCTTCTGTGGGTAATGACTTTTTCATATTTCGGAGCCGCGCCTCTTTCCTCAAATGGTAGGCCCTCAACGGTATTTTTGAAGGTCTTGTAACTCTCAATATCTTTGACCCGCTGGTTTTTTTCATCCCACCATTCCAGCCATTCAAGACAAATTGTTTCCCAGCTAACCATGCCTACAGGAGCATAAAAAGAAGGCAACCAGAAACTTTCGTAATTCGGCTCTGTCGGGGTCGCTGTTGCTCTCCACACCCCCCGTTTTATGAAATATTCTTTATCATGGTTTTTGATTGGATGAAGACATTTTTCACAAAGATAACATACCGATTCAATTATCAGATTGAATTTTTCATCAACTTCATAATGAAAAGCGAATTTCTTTCCATCTTCCCGGACTCCTTGGAGCCTTAAATACTGCATATGCCCACATTCAGGGCAAGGAATGAAAAAATGCTGTTGATCACCTTTAAGATATTCTTTGAGAATTTTTGAGGTTTGGAGGATTAAAGGGGTACTTTGAAAAAGAAGTTTCCTTGTTTTTTCATAGCCTTTTGTCCTGTTTTCAAAAAGCTTTCCCGTTGTTCCTTCTTTTCCTGTGGTATCCGGCCAGGCTTCATATTCATCGGCAGCCCCGTTTCTAAAATACATCTGCCTAAGTTTCGCGCCACTTCTTGCGCCGTAAGAAAGCAGAAAACCGCCGTCAAAATCTTTTTGTGTTGTTGTTGAGCCGGTCTTTTTTGATTTGGCATCGGGGTTTTTGATCAAGTGCTCAAGGCCACAATTAGAAATCATTTTATCAATTTTGATATTTGTCGCTGTTTTTGCTAGTTCCGCGTCACCGGTCATAAACAGCATTGCGCAAGGATCATGCTGAATTGTGTATCCTATCCAGTTCTCAAGAATTCCTGTGGATGCACCTACACAC